ACCCCTATAGCCAAAGATTAAGTTGCTCTTCAGTCTCTTTTTTGTCGAGATCCTCAACAATCTTAGGAGGAGTTCTACTCCATCCTGTTCGTTTTGGCCTCTCTTTTTTTCTGACGACATCATCAGTGCTGACCTGATTATGTACGAATAATGCAATCATTGCAGCAAAAAGAACATCATCATGACAACCCGCCAAATGATCAGCCCGGTTTTTTTTATCATCAAGAACAAAAGTCAAACACTCGTCGAGTATAGCTTTTATAGGTATATCGACAGACTCATTCTCTATCGCAACATCAAACCTGTCTATAATCATATCACGAGTTCGATTGTCTGTGTGAAATCCCGGATGGTCTGTGTATTGCTGTTGCAAGGTATTGTACCTTTGCGTGTAGTACAATTTCGGGTAACCTGAATCCACTATTGCTTGCGTTGTAAGCATTCCCGGCCCGTTATACTCAGGGGCCAGCCAAGCATTATTGTAGTGCCAAGCTGCATAAATCATCTGCCTTGCCAGCTTATCGGGCTTTAGCCATGGGTCTTTCCCATAGGCCACAAACCTCCTGTCTGTCCTGTCAAACACAACAAATGCTGCTGAGTCCTGACCAACACCGTGAGAAGCATCTGCGCCTATAACATACTGATGATCTTCTTTTGGCTGCTCGATGACGTTTATCCACCCTTTCCTGTCTGGATTCCACTGCAAGCCTTCAGGCGCTCTCCATGACTCTCTTTGCCAATCATGGTCTGTCTCAGTTGGGACTAAAGAGCCAGTGTCTACATCTCTCGCTTTATCTATAAACACTCGAACTTTTTCATTGTTAAAACGAGGTCTACCGGAAGCAATAAACGCCTCTTCTGGTGTGCTTGGGTACTCAACATGAAATACCTCTACTTTGCCTCCGCACCGCGCACGAATGCACCATCGCCTCCACTTCAGACAGTCCCAATCAACACCGAGGTTGCGTACCAGACGCTCTTCCTCATCGTCGATTGCAAGCGTTGCTCCGACTCTTGCCGCCTTGGAGTCTTGGCCAGTAAGGATGAAGCCTTTGAAATCTTCAAAGCGTTTGAACTCATCTGAAGTGGGGAGCCACTCATCACGATTCCTACCAACAAAACTAGAGCGATACTGAGGATGCTCAAACCAAGGAATAAAGACTGGAGTGTAGTCAATTTCTCCGTGAACTGCCTGCCACCATGTTTCATAGAAGAACCCTCCTTGGCCGTTAGCCGTGCTTTCAATCACAACTAAAGTATCGGGTTCATCTGGAACAGCTTGAGCAAAACCTCTAAATGTCTCTTCACCTCTTGGCCAGAACGCAACCTCAGACCCATGCAACAAATCAATTCTGTCTCCACGACCAACACCAGCAGCGCCCTGAGAGCCAGACACTCTCTTACCACCTGACGATGCTGCTCTGACGGTAATTGAGGAGCCGAGGCCGGGGTGAACAGACCTTGTTGCGGCATCTGGATTCTCAAACAACATTTCTTTTCTGTTTGAAAACCTCTTCATCGGACGAACCATTTCATCAAGGTTGTCATAGAAGGTCTTGTGCATCTTAAACAGGGTGTCTGTTGTATCTACATCATGAGCAACAATATAACCCCTTTTGTTTTCATAAAACGTGCAGGCATGAAAAATGTTTGCGGCAATAAGTGTCGATATCCTATGTCTCCGGCTCTTCAAGACAATCAATCTCGATGGACGGCCCTCCTCCCTGTCCGAATCTATTATGTCCTGAATCTTTGCCTGAGTTGGAAAGAGTCGTCCGAACGGGACCAATCTGGACTGCTCGCTCACCACCTTCAGGTGTGCTGCCATCCAATATCGTCTGTCTACCAGACACCGAGCCAAGTGGCTCTCCATTTCGTTTTTGAAACTGTCTTCCTGCCGCATCGATCCCTTTGTGTGCCGCATCCCTTATCCTCGCTAAGACACTCTCGACGTGTCGTTCATCGGTGTTTGCCCTAACTAAGTCGCGATCAAGACCTAAAGTCTTTGCAACATTTAAGATAGCTTGCGACCTTGCTCGAACTTGCCTTTCATGAATCCTTGGATCCAGCGCCATTCTAAGGGAAACTCTCGCGAGCATTCTTCTGACCGGATCGTTCCCTGCGTCTGAGAAGCCAATGGCGAGGTCGAACTCATCCAACTCTTGGGAAATGAATTGATCAACTTTTTCATCACTTGCCTCTCTTAACGCCGCTGGCAGGAGTGCGTCCGCGCCTGTCTCTAGGACTGCTTTCGGGCTTGTTTCTAACCTTTTCTCTAAAGGCTTCGACGGCAATGTAGAGTTCTTCTGTGAGTTCTTCTCTTTCGACTGCTTTGATTGCTTCCGTGAAGACATCTACATACACCTCGCCGCTAAAATCAAAATCAAGTGCTCTTTTAGCATAACACACCGGACATTCATTGCAGCCGCACCACTTTTTATCTAAAACTTTTCTGTGGTTATCGGCCATAATAACCATTTGCTCAAGACACCATCTGTACATCAGAATTTGTCTTGTAAGGTCCATTGCGCCTCCTAAAAAGGTATATCATCCATTGGCACTGTTTTTGGAGCCTCTTTCTTTGCAGACTCTGGCTTCACCTCCATATCCTTAACCTCCAGACCTTTCTGGTCCGCAATCCACTCGGATATAGTAATTACACCAGTCTGCCCCTCTCCCTTGACTTGACTGTCAGGGGAAATCTGGGATTTTGGCAACCAAAGCGTTTCGCCCTGTATTACACAACACAATGCCTTCTCTGTTTCTTTTTGAACTTCTAAGCACTCGAAATCAAGCCATTTCTTTTCAAAACCCATTTTACACCTCAAATCTTACTTTTTCGCGATAGTCACCACCCTTGATAACCACCACATGTTCCTTTGCCATTCCTTTCAGCCGAGACCAAACCCTTTGACCCCTTCTAAGCTCTATGTCTTCTGGAGACATATTTGTCGTAATAATGACTGGCTTTGCCGCGTCATACCGAATCATAATCAACTCTTCAAGGGCATCTAAAGCACCGTCACTTGTTCTTCTCGACGCACCAAAGTCATCAATCAAAAGGTAATCAGACATTCTGGCGGCAGCCAAAAGATTGCAACCCCAAACACACGTCTCGCCCTTTGTCTTGTCTTGGCTAAATCTCCAAGCATGCAAAATGGTGTGCTCTTGAACATACAGACACTTTTTGCGAAACTTTTTAATCATTGTCTTCAAAGTGTGTTGCGCCAAAAACGTCTTTCCCGTCCCTGTCGGACCCATTAAAATCACACTTCTGTTTGTTTTTGGGTTAACAAGCAACTCCTTGAGAGACATCATTGCAGCCTCGTTGTACTTTGTTCTCTCAGGCCTCACCTTGAGTCTACCTTGTATGCCTTTAGATATAGCACTCGCCTGCTCAGGCCTGCTGTCTAAACGACCAAAACATCTGTGCAGCAACTTCTCAACATTGCACTTCTCGCAAGGAATGCAGTACGAGTAGTCATACCAATCCGACTCAGAAAGGGTCTTCTTCTTCACGTACTGGTCCACCCCATCGCACCTCTGTCCATTGGGCAGTGTTGTGCTGCATGGGGTCTCGTCCACGATCTTCATGTCCGGGAACTCCGGGTGTATCTTCTCTTCGATAGGATATCGTTGAATTGGCTTTCCCGTCGTTAGATGAGCCAAAACCGCCTCTAATGTTTGCATTTCTTCCTCCCTTGTCGTGAATGTCCAGACCTACTTCCACCTTCTCATCATCCCTCAAAAGAGTTGCCAACTCATGTCGCACTAGTTCTTCGTGTCTCCATGGGTCCATGGCGAAACCCGTAATAGCCTTAAGAATCTCTTTCTCATCAAAGCTTTTAAGTCTCGCAACAATCTTCGCATCTCTTTTAGATCCTGACTTGAACTTGACCCTACTTTTATGAAAGGAACTCGCCCAGTGCTGGAAGATTCTTTGTCTCGCCTCCAGCGACGGCTTTGCGTTGACACTCGATATCGCACGACCATCTCCCAAAAACTCCTTTAACCGTTTGGCCAACTCCGGGTAATCATTACTAAGTCTGTTTAATTCCTCGTTTAGTGTTGTTGTCATTTGCCACCCTTAGACTTTCGTGAGAAAGTCATATTGTCGTTTTGACCTTCCGGGCTGGAGGGATTTCGGACCTGTACCCTCCAGCCCATTTTTCTACTCCGCAGGAGCAAAGACCTCACCAGAGTCCTCGTCATACGTTGCTTCCACAAAGTCCCCTTCTTCGCTGAGTGTTCCCCCATCTGCCCCAAAAGACGCAAAAGCCTGCTGAACCCTGTCTCCATGAGTAAGCGGATCTACAGGCAATCTCTTAAACAATCGCTTCATTGGAGCTTTCGCAAACATCTCATCAGCCCACTGATTGTAAGGATTGTTCTTGTCACTCTCCTTAAAATTCTTAGAAGAGTTCCTGATGTTCATCAGATCATCATAAGAGCACAGATACATGTGCTGAGTGCCATCCCTCATAACAGCCAAAGCATAAGCGCACCGCACCTCACCCCTGTTCCTTTCGGCCTTTGCAAAATTGAGAGATACCTCTGAGCCTTGCTTGTACTCAAACGTGTCATTTGCTCTGACGGTCTCATACTCAATTCTTGAAAACAGACCTGTTCTGTACAGAATCTTTGCAATGCCCGGAGCGCCTAAAATAAACTGCGCTGTCTTTCCATAAGGCACCAGATAGCAATCTCTGTTAGAAAACGACAGCCCATGACGAACCGCCTCCATCACGCCAGACATCATCGACATAGGACTGCAATCAGCAAGCCGCGTGTTTTGCTTACACAGCATTGACGCCTCAATAGCAATCTTTGTGAGGAACTTGTTCTCATCTCTAACGCCATCTGGCATCAAAGTGACAAGCTTGTCTTTTCTTTCATGAATTAACATTTCCATTTTACTAGCCATCTCAACTCTCCTTTTTTGTTGTTATTTTAAGACCACCTCGGTACGACTTTCCCTCGGTGTAATACGAACTAAGGTCCATATCTGGATTAGCCTTTTGAAAGGCCTTTAAATCAAATCGCTTTCTGCCATTTACCCATGGCCAACTCACAAAGAAATTTTTGTTTTCAGCGCGTTGCGCCCCTTCAATCTTTCGGCCAAGGTTGAACTTGTGTTCATCATATTGGCCTTGAAGCTCCGAGATCTCAGACTTGAGGCGATCCATGGCGTAAATATGGGCTTCCGCTTCATTAGGCAACTCTGACGCCTCTTTGTTTGTGGTATCACCAAGAGCTTTCGTTGCGTCTTCGTAATCCTTTTCGTCGAACATAAACGCCTCTGGCTCATTCCTGTGAACGGCCTCAAGAAACTCAAGAGCAGCAGCCTTCGCTTGGGCATACCACGACTTGTCAAAAAGGATGAACCGTACAGCAAGCTCCCGGTTTTCAAGCAATCCGACCAAGTAACCATGTGTAAACGCGGGTTCTCCAGCTTTTTTCTCAACATTCCAAACGTCATTCAAAATTCCCATATACCACTGCAACTGTGCTTCGTAATACTTTGGATGTGTGCCATTTGCCCACTCCTTAGCCGTATACCTTCCAACATTCTTAATTTCGACGACAGCAGGACCATACTTGTCTTCGATAATCCAATCAGGAGACGCAGCAAGAGCCTCATGCAGAGGATGCTCTACAGTTCCAATCTCCCCTATAGTCTTAAAATCTGGGCGTAACTCCTCAGTAAATCCGCGTATACAATCTTCCATATAGGAACCAACCCGTACCAACAGGTTTTCTTTTGGTATTGAAGGAGGCACGTTACCGCACATCTCAACAGCCAAACGAAACTTACTGCCGCCGTATTTATTAACACCCATAATAATTGGTATCTTGCTGCCTGTAATTCTGGTGTGCCTGTAGTCCGCTCGCTCATCCATCGGAACATCTACACCAAACTTCTCAAATTTCTTAAAAACCGAAATGTCCATCAATCTTGCTCCCACTCAACTTTCTGAGGATCTCCACTTAACAACCATGTAAATTTGACCCTAAGCACATAAGCAAGACGCGCTAAAGACAACAGTGTAGGGTTCGATTGCTCCCAATACCGCATGGTCCTCCACATCAACTGCGGGCTTTCTCCTCTCTCAGAAGCAGCATCTTGAATTGTGTAACGGTCATAGTCATTCTCTTGAGCGTATTGATGCAACGCGCTCTTTGCCCGACGATTGATATTCATCAGCAAAGTCCCGACATCACGAGATAACAGCAATGCTTTCGTTTCATCATTCATTGTATCTCTACCTCCTGTCGTGTACATTAGGACAGGTTTGGCGCTACTGTCAAGCCATAAAACAAATACGAGTTTATATTTATGTGTTCTGTGGATTGTATATTTGAAGTACCAATGCCTCCAAGAGGCAAGGGAAGGCCAAGGCATACTGTGATAAATGGTTCTGTGAGAGTGTTCACCCCAAAGGAGACTCGCAACTGGGAGCAGCAAGTGGGAGTAGCAGGATTACCTCACCGTCCTAAAGAAGTAATTGAAGGCTCTGTTAGAGTAGATATTCTAGCTGTTATGCCCCGCCCAAAGCGATTGTTACGCAAAAAAGACCCTGATGGTTTAATATGGTGCACTAGCAAGCCAGATTCGGACAATATCCGAAAATCTGTGTTAGATGCTCTTAAAACTTGGTGGAGAGACGATTCTCAGGTTGTAGATGGCAGAACTATAAAGGTATATGCAGAAAGAACAGGTCATCCTCGTGTTATGGTAAGGGTGAGGACTTGGGATCTAGACCCAAACAAACAGGCAAAGGAAATTCTGGAAGGAGAAAACGATGTACGGTAGGAAGCCACAGTTTTACTTACAAAGGCTTGAAGCAAAAGGCTGGACTCAGGAAGAGATACAGAAGAAAACACGTATCCATAATATACGCCTGAAGAAGCTATACATGCCAAACTGCGTTCCTACCAGAGAAGAAATGCTCAAAATAAACGCTCTATTTCGCCTTACGCCGCCTTGCAGGTCTGAAGAGGTAAAGCAGGTCTGGAAAGAGACTATGCGGCCCGTAGAGACTAAATACGAAGGCCCTAAGCTTACAGACAGGCAGAAGACCGTACTGCAACAACTCAGGGACTCTGCCCATAGAGAAGTTATTTTGACTTCTACCGAAGCAAGAGTTGCGGGAAGGCTTGTAAGTCCGGGTCTGGTGTCAAAACGAGTTGACGAAAAAGACGAAGAGTCAGTTAGATTTTACAGCATCACTGACGACGGGCTTAGTGCTCTTAACAGCCTTGGCCTCTGAGTCTTTGCCCTCTGGAGGCCAGCCATTGTTCCACTTGCCTCTGATGCCCTCATCCCATGTTGTTCTTGGATCGCTAGGCTTTGCCACGTTTCCTCACTGTTCTGCTGGCC